GCTCTAGGTCAGTATCTTCATAGGTGGGCGTGATGTCTACCTTGCGGTAAATGCCTTTTTCGATTCCCTCTACAATCTTGTGGATTGAGACGTATTTCTCAATAGCCACGCCCATGCAGTCATCAATAGATGTTCCATTAGGGTCAAACAAGAAGTTCTTGGGATTAATAGGCATGATCTTTACAGATATGCGCTCACGCTCCATCACCCCAATAGCCGCTTGACCCATCTGATTAGGAATAGCTTGAGTCGATGGGATGTATTCTTTCTCTGTCTTAACAATGATCTCGCCAATACCTGTACCATAGATTTCAGCCATCAATTCGATCTGGTCGATAGCTTTTCTGATTTTGTCTTTCTTGAAGTCTTCCATCAGTTGAGCCTTAATTAACTCAACATCTATAGGGTTTCCACCTATGTCTTGGATATTGTCTTCAATGTCAAAGAAGTCGCCTTGCCCAAAGATAGCTTCCATGATCTCAGCATGGCGAGTCTCTACAGCTTGTTGTGTGGCAGGGGTAACGATACGGCTACGCTCAGACTCACGGGTCTTGTCTTCAGAAGCCCATTGACCACGGAAGATGCGCTCGTACTCTAGATAATCAGGGAGAAAGTTTGTATCTCGCCAATCTCTCCACTTGTCGCAGTGGCTAGTGATGAAATCGGTTAACTCTTTATCAGCCTCAGTAGGCTCATAAAACTCGTTTTGTTCTAGCTTGACTTCTTTGTCTGTTGCCATTTATATCCCCGAAATAATATCTAGAGGCTCCCACTCATCTTCTTGGTCATCTTGGAAGTATGAGGTTATCGCCAGTTGGTCAATGTAGGAAAGAGCATCAGGCAAGTCATCGTGAACACCTTGGGCGGGAAACATCAAGAGTTGATCTTTGAATTCATCCCAATCTTCCTCAGAGTTCAGCACAATACGCCCATGCTCAAACCTTCCTTGGAGACTCCAGATAATTCTGTCAGTCTTTTTCCTGTTGCCATGCGTCAAGTCAACTATGTGGGAATATACATTATTTTTCCTCATTAGGTCACTCAAATAAGGCAAAACAGCGTTTTTTAACGCACCTCGCTCAATTCCAACGCTCAAAGGGCGGTATTCCCGCATCTTCAGCAGAATCGTAGCGGCAGTCTCCCGAATGTCCCAACGACCAAAAACAATCTCTTTGACAAACCATTTGCCATCATCAGTTACCTTGACGACAGCAATGGCTGTCTGGTCTAGCCTTTTCTTAGAGTTAGCCGCCTGTCTAGCCACTTCCTCAAATCCAGCCAAGTCAACAGCTACAAAGTAAGAACCATAGTCAGGTTCTTCCCCATATTTAATCCATTCTTCCTTGAATACATCTGAGCCAGCATTAGAAAAGGATGCCATATACTCTTGCTTGAAGGCAAAGCTAGATAGGGTCTTCTTTGCGCTCTCAATCTCGCTAGGGTCAATAAGTGGGTTGTCTTGAGTCGTAAAGTGCCACGATTTCCAATCAGGGTCGTCACCCTCTTGCCCTAAGTTATACAAGTCAAAGAACCAGTTCCTACCCTTGGGTGTACCGATAAACATGGCTTTACCCTTCTTGTCACTCAACGAGGCTCTGATGACCTGCTCCCAAGTCTCAGGCTTAATGTCAGCTACCTCATCCAGTACAGCGTAGGTCAGACTCACTCCCCGCAAGGTGTCGGGTCTGTCGCTGCCCCGCACATATATCTTTGCGCCGTTAATCAAGGTAACTTCCATGTTGTTGACATGGCTGCTCTGGATAATCTCCCGACCAACATCCAGAAGTACATCCCACACAATCTGTCTAGCCTGTCCCTGAGTAGGGGCAACATACAGCACAGCACTACCAGCAGGGCAACTCAACCCCTCTATTAATAGAGTAGTCACCGCAAGTCTTGACTTACCGCATCGCCGCCCTGCCACGACAACCTTAAACCTCGTCTTGTCGGCATAGACTTCCTGCTGCCAAGGCAGTAGCGCAAAGTTCAAATCAGCCATCTTTAGCCTCTATGTCTTCTATGTCTTTGGGTTCTTCAGCGTCAATTGTCGTTGTGGCTACTGTGGGTGCGCCTATGCCAGTGATATTAATGGTGACTGCACTCCTCTGGCTCTTATCCTTCTCAAACATAGAGACAGGAAGTGTGCGGTCTACACACATCTTGATAGCTGCCATTTGAGCAGGATGATTGTCGTTCAACGCTATTGAGATCATCTTCTCGACAACATCCTTACCACTCGACCTGATAAGCATATCCTTCAAGTCTTTGATTCTTTGGTTATCGGTCTTGGGTAACGCTAGGTCTGGATTCCTTGCGTACTCCTGTATCTGACGCTTTAAACCAAAGATACCCTTGGGTCTGCCAGCCTTCTTCTTTTCAGTTGTCGGTTGGTCTACCTCATCTTGGATGTTGTCCATTTGCTCTATCTTCACGATTGTCCTTGGGAGTTGTGGGCGTGATAGGGGGAGACTATAGCAAATACTTTGTCAATAGTCTTTTTTTTTCGTAGCGGGGAGTGGGGGAGTTGGCTTTTTTTCTATTTTCACTTTTTCAGGGGGGCGGATGCTCCCACAACTTTGACCGACCGACCGACCCCCCTCCCCCCATCAAAATGATAAGAGAGTTATCCACAGGCAACTGTGGATTCTGTGGATAACTTCTGTAAGTTGTTGATTTCATTGGACATTTACAAAGTGCTTACAGAATACTTACAAAAACGGTTTTATACAATGTCCATTATGTTAACTTTAAATATCTGAAAGTAGTACACGTATCTGCAAACTGTGACAGGAAATGAAACCAGATGGGCAAATTGTGGATAACTTGCCCTCCGATCTGTGGATAACCTGTGGATAACTTTTAATTTCTCAATCTGAAAAGGATTTTCTGGGCGGTGCTGGAGAGGGAGAGAGGCGGTGGGTGCTTTATCGGGGGACTGTCATCGTAATGCGGTTTGGATTACATTGTTATTGTCAATGGAAATGATAGCGAATTCTCATTATCAAATTCTTAATAAATCTACGCTAATCTTTAACCCATCAATGCCGCTAAAACGCATCAAAACCGCCCATAAAGGCGATGCAACTAGCTATCCTTATCTACCCCTAAGAAATCCTTTAGATCGTGCTGTGGGCGGTATCCTAGTTCCCACAAGATTGCAAAGCATTCCAATACATTCTTAAACCCAAGGGAAATGTCGCCACGACCAGCACAGGCAAGGATTGCCTTATCAGCATCACTCAGAACCCTGTTGAAGTGGGTTGTGTGTACGCTGGCTGGTCTAGCCATGATTCAAAGGCTTGTACTTAGGCTCATAAGGCTCACCAGAGAAGATCGCATCTAGGTCTTCTTCCATGTCATCAAACCCTGAACCCTGACCAAACCCTTCTTTGGGCGTGAACTTGGTAACTCTTGCAGTTGGCGATAGTGCTTTAGCCTTGATGATCTCTTGAACCTGTGGCTCTTGCAGGAATACCTCAATTTCTTCCAAAGTCCAGATGTTCCCATTGTTTATGTCTTTGCGGTGGGTCTGGAGTTCAACCGCATCGTTCTCAGTCCTGACCACAATCATGGGTACACCTCTAACTGACTTCCACTCAAGGAACTGGATTGCTGGATTAGGTTCAATCTCATTTTCCAAAGCCCAAATCTCCAGTGCCTCGAAACCCTTGCACATTCCATTAACTGCTTTATGCAGCCTGTCAATGTCACCCAAGTCCACGGCATCCCAAACTCTACCCATCTGAACCCAAAACTTAGTCCTAAACTCAATGTCAACTAAAGTAATCAATCGGTCAACTCCCCATTTCTCGTAGTGCTGACTCTTTTTACGCTCAAGTTCGACCAGTACAGCATTAGATTGAATCTCCCACTGCGTTGCCTGACGTTTCGGTACTTGAACATCTGGAACATCTTTCCTCGACCTTGATCTAACCATTTTCATAACTCCTTAAAAAAACGACAAAGGGACAAAGCGACAGGGGACAAACCTCTTGTACATAGACA